GGGCTAGTTGAGTTGGTTTAGCCTAAGACTCGTCCGCATCGCTCGCAGCCGCAAATACCATCATCTCCTCCATGTGAGTCGATGTAATGCTTCTGGGTTGGCTTGTGAATCCCTATGCGGCAAAGAATCTTGCCGAAGGTTTGAGCTTTGGTCTTGTTCTCAAGAGAAGGCTTTTGCGGTATTATTGATGGTGGTACTTTCATGATCTTTCTAGTTGAAGGTTTACACCGCAAAACCCTGCAAGTCCAAGTTGCAGGGGATTGGGTTTGATGTGATGAATATTAGATTGATTGCTTGATTTGTTTCCATGCCCACTTGCGAGCCTTAGCCATCTCTGGGCCTGAGATTCTTGCGTCTTGTCCACCGTCGATGCAAAGCTCTTGGTCTAGCTTTTTTGGCAGGCCGCTGTCGTCGAACATGATTGTCTCGAGGAAGTATTGGCCGCAAAAGGTGCTTGAATGGAATTTGATTCCTTTCTGTCCTTCGAAGCCGTATCTGGATTCGACGATTGATACTTCGTATGTTACGTCGTAGTTGCCTTTGATTGTGATTGTTTCGTTAGTCATATTTGTCATAATGGTCACGAGAATGGGGATGAATTTGATCTTGTCAAATTTATTTTCGATTTGACCCACAAAAACCCGAAAATTGAGTATATTATAAGGGTATAAATGTTCGACTTTCTCAAACGGAAGAAGGCGGAACCACAAGCAAACCTGAGCAATCCAGACGAATGGTTGCTCGATGCGTTGCTTCGCGGTACGTCATCAAGCGGCGTCAAGGTGACTCCGGTCACGGCTCTTGGCATCTCGACGGTTTACGCTTGCGTCAACGTCATCAGCAAAACCCTAGCCTCTCTTCCGCTTTGCATTTATGAGCAAACCGCCGAAGGCAAGGTCAAGGCATACGATCATCCGCTCTACAATTTGTTGACGCTTCAGCCGAATTCGACGATGACCATTTCCGAAGTTGTCGGAACGCTGGTCGCCAACCTGACCTTGCGAGGCAACTCATACGCCTTACTCAGCCGCGATGGTTTGGGCAATGTTCGGCAGATTATGCCGGTCGAACCAAGCGATATGCAATTGCTGGTCGATCCGAACACGAACCAGATCGACTACCGAATTGACGGAAAGAAGATCCAGCGATCTCGCGTCTTGCATTTCAAGGGAATGTCATCGTCCGGAGCCTTGGGATTCGACACGACAACGATGGCGAAGGATGTCATCGGTTTGGCAATCGCCTTGCAAGATGACGTTGCCAGCTTCTTCAAAAACGGAGCGAAGATGGGATCAATCCTTCTTAGCGACAAGACCATGAAGGCCGAGCAGGTTGCGAAGATCCGCGAAGCGTTCGACAATCGCCACAAGGGATCAGGCAACGGGTTCAAGACCGCCGTTCTTACCGACGGCCTTCGTCCATTTACCGAGCGATTCAGCTACGCCGACAGCCAGCTTTCCGAGCAACGCAAGATTGCCACGCAAGAGATCGCTCGCGTGTTTGGCGTTCCGTTGTCAAAACTTCAGATCGAATCGGCAACGCCTCGGGCAAACGTCGAGGAATCCAATCGCGACTTCGTGACCGGTACGCTCCGGCCCATCGTCGTTGCGTTCGAGCAGGTGTTGAATATCGGACTCGTTCCGGAAGGATCTCGCTCTCGCTTTTCGATCGGCTTCAACATGGACGCCTTGCTTCGCGGAAACATTGAGGCAAGATATAACGCATATCGAATCGGTCGCGAGTCCGGCTTTTTGTCGGTCAACGAGATTCGGGCATTGGAAGGCATGAACGCGATCGGTCCAGAGGGCGACGGCTATTTGCAGCCGCTCAATTACACAACACTCGGCCAAGCTCCTGCTGACGCCGAAGAATTGGAAGGGGAATCCATTGACTAAAATTTATATCTACGACGAAATCGGCGGCAACGGCATCACGGCCTTGAACGTCGTCGACGAGCTATCCAAAGCCGAAGGCGATCTGGAAGTTCACATCAACAGCGGAGGCGGAAGCGTCTCTCAAGGCATCGCAATCTACAACGCAATCAAGCAATATGACGGCCAAGTCGTTGTCTACGTTGACGGATTAGCCGCATCAATCGCTTCAATCATTGCAATGGCCGGCGACAAGCTGATCATGGCCGAAGGCTCTTTGATGATGGTCCACGAGGTTTGGACACAACTGGCCGGCAATGCGTCTGATTTACGCAAGGAGGCCGAGGTTCTGGACAAGCATACCGACACCATTCTCGACATCTACGACGCGAATACGCCGCTCTCACGCGACGAGATCCAGCAAATGCTAGCCGCCGAAACATGGCTAACCGCTGACGAAGCTCTTGAGCTTGGAATCGCGGACGAGATAGCCGGCGAAGCAAAGCTTGCCGCGTCGATCGACTTGAGCCGTTTTCAGAACGCTCCGGCAGCGATTGAGAATCTGGTCGAGCCGGTTGCCTTGTCGATGGTCCCAACGCAAGAGATGGCCGACGTCGCGGCTCAAGCTTTGGAATGGCGAGAAGAATATGGCCGAGGCGGAACGGAAGTCGGCGTCGCTCGGGCAAGGGACATAAAGAATCGCCGCGAACTTTCTCAAGATACGGTCAACCGGATGATCAGCTACTTCGCACGTCACGAGGTCGACAAGGAGGCCGAAGGATTTCGACAAGGCGAAGATGGTTTCCCGTCCGCAGGAAAAATTGCTTGGGATTTATGGGGAGGAAACGAAGGTCAACGGTGGGCTAATGCTCGCCGAGAAGATGACTCCGAAAACTACTACGATCCCGAAGAGGATGAAGAGGAAATGAATTCCATTGACGAAAATTTTGTCGCTCGTCTCGACGCTGCTAAGGCTCGTCTGGCGACACTAACTAAACTGGCCCAGCTCTAGGCGAGCGAATCGGCCACAACCATATACATACAAAACAATGCAAAACCTATATGAAAAAAGAGCGTCGCTGGTATCTTCCATGCGTTCCGTTCTGGACGGCAAAGAAGGTTTGAATGCAGAAGATCAGGAAAAGCTGAACAAGATTGAAGCCGATTTTGACTCTGTTGAAAAACAAATCCGCGCCGAAGAAAAACTCGCCAAGGTCGAGGACAAGCTGGCTTCTATTATCGAAGAAAGCTACTCTCCAAAGATCGAGGCTTCCAACGAAAAAGACGTTGATGGCTATCGTGCCAGCTTCGATCTCTACGTTCGCAAGGGCATCAATGCCTTGAACGCCGAGCATCTCAACGCCTTGCAAGTTGGAACTGACAGCGAAGGTGGATTCATCGTTCCCGAAAGCTTCGAAACCGCAATGGTTGAGATCCTTCAGGATGTGAACCCATTCCGCTCGGTTGCTAACGTCATCCGGACCGCTTCGGATCGCAACATCCCTGTTGAAAGCTCCATCGGTTCTTTCGCATACGTTGCTGAAGAAGGTGCTTTCGGATCTAGCGATCCAGCATTCTCTCGCGTAACACTCGGCGCGCATAAGTCTGGCGGAATCATCAAGGTTTCCGAAGAGTTGTTGCAAGATGCTTTCTTCAATCTCGAAAGCTATCTCGCCAACGTAGCCGGACGTCGTTTCGCCAACTTGGAAGAAACTTCTTTCTGCACAGGAACCGGATCTGCACAGCCTCAAGGACTGTTCAACCCAACGTACACGAACAACGTCACCGGAGCTGTTTCGGCAACTGCCGCAATCGCCAGCGACGATTTGATCGACGTGTTCCACAGCCTCGGACGCCAGTATCGCTCAAGCTCTACTTGGCTTATGAACGACGACGCTGCAAAGCTAGTTCGCAAGCTAAAGGACAGCGATGGTCAGTATATCTGGCAGCCCGGGCTACAGGCCGGACAACCAGACACGATCCTGGGTCGTCCCGTCATCGTATCTACCGCTGCAACTGCTCCAGCCGTTGACGCCAAGTCTATCATCTTTGGCGACATGAGCTACTACACGATCGCGGATCGTGCAGGAGTTAGCGTTCAGAAGCTCAATGAGCTTTATGCAGCCAACGGTCAAATCGGCTACAAGTTCACCGCTCGCAACGATGCGAAGGTTGTTCTCAACGAAGCATTCACAAGCTTCACGCACGGGGCGGCATCTTAATCTGATTGAAGATTAAAGCCACAACGAGCTTTGCCACTCTAAAAGGCTCCTACGTCGCCGGAGAAATCTACGACGTAGGACGCCTTACTGGGTTGCAATGGGTCAAAAACGGTTGGGCTGAAGAGGTTAAACCTCCGAAGCGTCGACCGGTAAAAAAGACAATTTAGCCGGCCATCGATAAGCAAAGGTCACAAATTATTAGCAGGGACATCACGCCGAAGGTGGTCGGCATCTTTTTTTAAACATGGATCATTGGACATACAAAGTCATCACAGCTCCGACGAGCGAGCCAATCACGCTGGCGGAATGTAAGACCCAGCTTCGCGTTGAGTCTAGCTTTACGGATGACGACACATGGATCAACGACACGATTCAAGTGGTCCGCGAGCAGGTTGAGGGCTTGATTAATAGAGCCTTGATGAATCAAACACTTGAACTGGCTTTGCCGGAATTCAAGGACGTCATCGAATTACCGAAGCCGCCTTTGTCTAGTTTGACCAGCGTCAAATACTACGATGACGACAATGCTCTGCAAACGCTAGCAAGTAGCGAATACATCGTCAACGATTACGACGAGCCGACAACGGTCAATAAGCTGTCGACGATCAACTATCCATCGACATTCGAACGACCCGACGCCGTTCTGGTTCGCTATCAAGCCGGCTATGCAGACGCCGCAAGCGTTCCGGCAATGATCAAGCAAGCGATGCTCATGATCATGACGGATCTCTACGACAACAGAAGCTCGATCACAAATCCGTCGTTCACCACAAAGGTCGAGTGGACGCCGCAAATC